CACCAATATATTTCCGCTTGTATTTTTGACATTTTGTTTTTCAAAATCAATAGTTGTCTGACCGTTTGACATAAACGTAAGCGATTTGCCGTTCATAGACAGCGTTACATTTCTTGCACTCGCTCCAAGCTTTACAATCGGTCTTACAGGTCTGTCACCGAAATTGTATACACTTATATCACCGCTGCCGGAAATATTAAATTTAAACAAACACGAAATATCAATAGGTATATTTGCATCTAACATAAAAGGCATTTCCAAAGCCGGGCCTTCCGTATCAAAAATACATTTACAAAACGGTTCTGCCCTGAACGACACCTCCATAACCGCCTTACGACCGCTGTATTCAGGCATATATATAACCT